TTATATCGACGATGCCCCCTCGAAAAGTACCGTTCCGACACTGACGTCGGCGCCCAAACTACACCTCGTCCTGTCGCGATCTCTGTTGCCACTGACTGATGGCCGCTTGCACAACAGGGGATGGTGTTTCGTCCCGGGGGCCGGTGATCTGCGGCCTACCCCGTTTGCGCTTTGCCACCGTCTGCGCGCTTCCTTCGCAATGTCCGCCAGCTCAGGCCTGTCAGGTTGCGCTTCCAGCCTTTCGCCGCTGACGTCCAGCAGGGCCTTGTAATACTGCTCTTCCCCTAGTCGGTTTGGCTTAACCTTGTCAGGATGCGGCCCGCGACGGCGGTTCGTCGTCGGGCTGCTTGGCGCAGCTCGCGAACGAACATCATCCCGCATGGTCTGAACCTCTTGGGCCATCAACAGCACATGGCCAAGCCGCTTGTTATCGACAATCGCCCCTTGATTCACCGGTGCCAGCTGATCCTTGATGCAGTAATCCAGGAGCTGGCCATCAAGCCCTCGTAACTCCACCCGATCATCGCAATAGTGGTACACCATGATCTCTCGACCGATCAGCCGCCGCTGCGCGGGGGTATCGAGCAACAGGTATTGCACCTTGTCATATTGGGTTGTGAGCCGTTTTGATACCTGCCTGGGCTCCTTCCAGATCAGGGTACGCTCCAAGTCATCATGAGGGCCCAGGGGGCGGTGTACGTCCACCTCATGCAAGGGGGCTTTACCGAAGCGCCGGTTGTAATCGGAGATAAAGCCAGGCAGCCACGTATTGGCATCGTCAATCGAGCTGATCCCCGCCAATCTCAACTCTTTCACCAGGCGATCTTGTAACGTCAGGTGTGCGCGCTCTACACGGCCCTTGGCCGCACTGCTATGAGCGCAGAACCCCTCGATATTGAGTTCGTCCAGGGCGCGGGCAAACTGTGTCTGGCCCTCGCCACGGGAGGACTTGTGATTGACCCTGAACACGCTGGCCTTGTCGCTGTAAAGCGCCAGCGGCTTGCCGTGGGCAACCAGGTGATCGCGCAAGGTGCCGAAGTAGGCAAAAGTCGATTCGGAATGCACAAAGCGCAGGGCGGTGATCTGGCTGGTCGCATCATCCACGAACACGATGGCGGTACAGGCTGGCGCTCGATCCTCAAACCAGCGGTGGTCGCAACCGTCAACCTGGATCAACTCACCAAAGCAGGCGCGGCGGTAACGAGGCTGCTGGATCCTGGGTGGCCGTTGCCGGCGCGCACCCATAGCCCCGTTGCAATCATCATCTGGCGCACGGTCTCCACGGCCAGATTGATACCGTGCTGTTCCGCCAGTTTCTCAGCGGCCAAGGTCGGCCCGAAATCAGGGTAGTGCTGGGTGATCAGCTGATAGGCTTGCTCCTTGAGCCCACTCGGCAGTTGCCGATTGCCTTTCATCCCGAACTTGCGGGAGCGCAGCCCTAATGGGCATCCTCCACGTAACGGGCCACCAGGCGGCGTAGATGCCGTGGCGTCAATGACAGGCGCTGTGCCGCTATCGTGCTGGGTATGTGGCCTTCCACCACGGCCTGGATGGTCTTGAGACGGTCTACCTCTTTCATGGTGAATATCAGCTCGCTTTGTGCCATGAGAACCCCTCCGTGGTGACACCTATCTCACAAGGTATAACTGAGGGGGCCCTAGCCGGACATTTCAATCTGGCTCAAAGCGGACATTACAATTTGGGGCTAACACCTATCACTGCGTATAATGTGGCCGCGGTATATGTTGAGGGTTTTCCCCCTGCGATAATCCCGAAGGGGCAGGGGGACGCGACTAGGCAGGGACGTGGGACGCGAAGCGGCATCGTCCCAACGCCGGAGCGCCCGTAACATAATCCGCATTTATGCGCAGTGACAAACAGATCAAGCGACCTGAATCGGTAGGCTTGGGAAGGGATATCTACTGCGTTCCCCGGCCATGTGTTCCAATACTTTGTCCGCTAACGTCATGCTCTGGATCACTTTCTTTAGGGTATCTCTGGACTCTCCGCTCAACGTCTTCACAGCCTGCACAATATGCATTTCCTCTAGGCTTGCGTACTCCTTTACCTCACAAACGCCAGCCAAGACAATTCTGTCCCCGTCACTTCTGCAATTTTTATTACATCAGCGAACTTAGGCTCAGTTTTTGCTGTTGCCATTCGCACTAATGTCCTAGTGCTTATGCCGGTTCTGTCAGCCATATCCTCGTAAGTCCCATACGCCAGTATGGTGTTCTTGATACGTTCTGCTCTTGCTACGTCTGCCATTTCATAATACCCAGCCAGTTTCATTACTTATCCTCCAGTCTAACACTGCCTTTTGACTCGCTCGATTTGAGTGCCATTAATGTCACTGCATCAACGCCTTTTAAGGTTGACCCCATCTTACCCATAATGTACATTTGTGGCCATTAACAACGACACATTTGTCTATTGACAGGCCTTTTGTGATTGACCTTCTAAAGCTCGATTTGCCCTTTAAACGCGACTGGTTGTTGGTCTCTCCGACCGCTGACCATCGCGCCGGGCCTATATCGATCTTGAATTGATCGCTAAGAACTCCGGCCTGAAGCTATCTGCGGCCAAGGTCGAATACGAGATTGATGGCGATCTCACCGTTTCTGGCCTGTCCCATCCCTATGAGTCTCTCCCCAGTCATTTCGGTAGCCTGGCTATGAAGATCCACCAGGGAGGCAACAACCGCCTGCCAGGGGTAGAGCTCAAAGCCTCGCCGGCAAAACTGCTTCAGGGGCACAACGTGTTTGGGCCGACCAGCCTTGAGCTCTGCTCGAGTGAGCTGTTGAGTACGCTGGCAATGGCTTGCCCTGAACTCATTGAAATGCTTGATATTCCTAACGCGACGCTCGAGTGGATGGACGTCACTTACTCCGCCAAAGTGGACAAGGAAGAACAGCGCAAACAGGTCATCTCAGCCCTCAAGAACGTCCGCTCCGGCCAAACCAAACCGAGCCGGAGGAATCGTGATTACGAAACCACCGCAGAGTGGAACACCGGCAGCCGCCATCGCTCCCTGAAGGCCTACTTGAAGGGCCAGAGTTCCAGCGTCAGCTGGCCGAGAACGTTAAAAAACTCCAGAAACAGCCCAAAAATGAGTCGCTCCGCCGCGGTGTCGGCGTCATGCAAAACCCGGCATTGCAGCACTACGCGAGCCAATGCGTCCGTTTCGAAGCCCGCCTCAAGCAGCGGGCCCTGACCAAACATGGCGTCCCGTTCAAGTTGTTTGACGCCATCCAGTACCAGAAAGACTACGAGAAAGACGGCCGCTGTCTGATTGCCGATCTGTGGAAAGCCGCATTTAGAGAACTGTTTGATGCCCTGGGAGAACAGCCCATGAAGGTCTATACCGACGACGATATCCGTGACGCCCTGTACGCCTCTTACCAACGCCTGACCCCGAAGGGCAATCAGCTATGCCAAGGCCCAGCGGGTACATGGTTTCTATCGCCGGTTGATCAACGAAGGCTATGACACCGTCTACCGCAGCATGAGCCGCGAGACCTTCCGCCGTCATCTCACCGACTTGATGGCCGTTGGCCTGACCAAGGCTCAGCTCCAGAACCTCTCCGGCGATGCCTCCAACGTGGTGCCGCTCCAGGTCATCAACATCGACTTTGGCCAGCAGCGCCCGAGTGGTATGTCGAGCCCATCAGCACCATGGATCGCATGGCGACGGCGGCCCAGCCGACTGAGGTGGTCACCTCGAGCGCGACGAACTTGGCGCCCCCAAGGTCACTCGGACGTTCATCGACCCGCTTCCCCCAGTACCCGGGGCCATGCCGCCCCGCTCATATCCACCATCACCTGGGCACCGGCTCAGGGCTGTCAGTTAAGGAGTGTCATTCATGATTGATTTGCTTACTGCTCAAGGCGTTATTATCCGTGGCCGTATGCTCGGCTCTCGTCAGCAAAATACACAGGGGCGGAACGGCCCTATTACCCGTCACGAGATCGGCATTGCCATCAGCCGATCCAACGGGTTCGGCGGCTTCCAGGAAGAGCAGATTGTGGTTCGAGTACCCAGCGCCCTGGCCCAAGCAGGCATCCCGCTGCAGGCCAATAGCATGATCGACAAAGTTGTCGAGATCCCTGTTTGGCTTGAAGCGTGGTCTGGTCAGCGTGGTGCCAACGTGACCTACCACATGAGCAATGATGCGGCTCTTCGCGAAGTCACCTCACTTTCGCATGAGAAAAACAAGGTGTGATCGATGGCGCTCAAATTTCTCAAAAGACATATCCATTGTGAGGAGGGGACAACCCCTGTAGAGGCTCTTTCAAGCGATAAACGACATTACTTCACCAGTTCGATACCTGGGATCATATTTCACTACGTTGATGATGACTTGGTATATGTCGGCAACAGTTTTCAACACTGAGCAAGAATTGAAAAAGGTAATGAAGACTCTTTATAGCTCATGGGAATAACACCATAGGCAAAAATGGCTTATTGCATCGCTGTTAATGAACAGGGGTTTCTGTATCAGACAGATATCCTGTAAAAGAATGTTCCTCTATGATTATCCAAACCGTAGAGGAATATAAACAATCCACCGTTGATATAGCACCGTCAGATATCGCCATTATGTTTCATGGGCGTTTGGCGCAGTTGTTGTTCTCGGTTGGTTTCTGGCTTCGCTATCGGTGTAGCGAAAAAAGTAATTAATCTCTTGTGAGGTACTTATGTCTATTATCAAAAAGCTATTCCTGTAATCATCGTTGCAGCTTCTGCACCGGCTTTTGCTGCCGGAGAAACATCGGCTCTTGACCAGATGTTTGCTGCTGTCAATTTGGGAACGGTTGTAACCTTCGTTGCAAGTGCCGGTGTCACTATTGTTGGCATCGCGCTGGCAACCAAGGGGATCTCGTTGGCCAAACGCTTGGTCAGCAAAGCCTAATGACCGCTTCCTTTGCCTATATCGTCTTCATGTCGTCAATTATTACGATAGGGGGACTATCAGGAATGGCGTTTGTTATGGGAATGAAGGGGGCATAAGCCCCTTTTCTAACGGAAAGTTTCTCATGCGAAACTTTTAGCCACGCAAGCCAACTGTAATATGTTGTAGCGTTTTACAACATACAACATATTACAGCGCCATTTTCTCATGCGAAAAATTTAGCCGCTAAATTTCTTGGAGCACCATATGTGGCGCAGACTCCTTGTTTACTCATTGTGCTTTCTCACCGCCTGGCTGCCTGTCAACCAAGCACGCGCGTTCTTACCGGCATTTGCCCCCGTGGTGATGGCTATGGCCGAACAAGCCGCAATCTGGACAGGCAGAACCCTAGCTACTCGTCTGGCCGTCCAGTACGCAGCAGGTGCAACCGCTGTGACAGCTGTTGCATTAACAACGCCGCCGCTACTCAAACGGTTTGCCGCTGAAGACATTAAGATCGAACCATTTGGCATGCTGGCTTATCAGATGGCGCAATATGGAATTACTTTGATTGGTGACTCAATAGGTCAAAATTCAAAATGTGACAAGCCTGAAAACTCTAGCCTGCAAGGTTGTTGGAATGGATTCAGGGATCGGCAGGGAAATGAGGTTAAATTTAACTTCTCTCCCTACGCTGATGAAATAAGGGTTTCAACTTGTCGCCTGCCTGATGGAACTGAGTATATTCATGGCGAAAAAAAAACACCACCCTTTCTATTTGTGTTGGCAGAATAGGGGATGATGTAACTCGTGACCTTTTCCCCAAAATGCAAGACTCGCATCTTAAAGCACTTAACTCTGCTTGTGGATATTATCATGAAGAAAAAGGCCCTCAGGGACAGATCATCACCTCTTACAACACTTGTAGCATTGCGTTTTACACCACCTTCTTTGGTATGCAAGGTGGTGATTACCTCATTTCATTAGAGGGCGATCTTACTGTTCAGGAATTCAAGAACTACAATCTCATTCGTGAATCAAAAATGACTGCCGTAGATACTTATTCATATCGGGCCACCTTATTCCCAACCGCCCCAACAACTCCCGATGAAGCTATCGAAGAGGCCGTTTCTGGTGTTCTTGATGCAGCATGTTGATGGCACTATCCCAGATCATTACTTACAGGATATGTCGAAGCCAGGACGAATGCCCAAACCCCACTTGATTGATAATTCTGTCATCATTCCAGTGAAGCCAGATAACCGCCCAGACTTCGATATTATTGGGACACCTCCCGTTGAATTACCATCGGGTAAGCCACTGCCTCCCGTCACTGACCCAATATATGGTGATGCCATTAATTCCGTTATCACCGGCAAACCAACTACAGACCCAGATACTGGCGCAATTGCAGGCGGTGTAATTCGCCCTGTTATCACCGGCCCGAAACCAACCGTTCCAGGTGAAGGTGGCAATACTGGATCAGGCTCTGGGACAGGTACGGGGTCAGGAACTGGTTCTGGGACTGGCACGGGCTCCGGTTCTGGCACTGGCACTGGCACTGGCACTGGCACTGGCACTGGCACTGGCAGCATACCCAGCTCTGTTACCGTCTCCAACCTTGGCGGCCTGGAATCTCGTCTCGACCGCACCAATGAGCTATTGGCTACGACCAACGCCGTTGACCTTCATGGCGTAGAAACGCGGATTGATGAAACTAACCGGCTGCTTTCCGACACCTTCACAACCAGCGTCCCCGCACAAACCCTGCCCGATACCGCGCAGGGAACCTCTTGGTGGAAGTCTCGTTATCCCGCTGGGATGGCAGGCTTATGGAACGGATTCACGCAAGAGCTGCAACACACCGCGCTTTTTGACTGGCTTAATGGCTTCCGCCTACAGCTGTCGGGGGAGGGAATACCCTACCTGGACAATCTGTTTTGACATGGGATTCGCTGACTTCGGCTGCCATCAACTGACCGTTCCCCGAATGTCTGGATAGCCATTCGTGCTTTCGTCATCTTCTGCGCCGGCTTGCTGGCCAGGCGTTTAGTGTTCGGCGGCTAAGTCCGCGCTGCTTGGTTTTCTCATGCGAAAAATGAGGTGCTCTCATGCTTGATTGGTTTGCTCACCGCTGGAATGACTTCCTGAACCTGCTCTATTCACTGTTGCTCTCGCTCTTTGACATGCTCAAAGATTTGGCCTGCTTCCTCTTTGAAGCGATCTTGTCGATTGTTCACCTGGCTATCTCCGGCCTTGGCTCCATGCTCGGGGCCATGAACATCATTCAGTACTTCTCCATGCTCCCCGCTGATGTGCAAAACATCATGGCCATCGCGGGGGTGAATGATGCCTCAGCCATCATTGTGACGGCGATTGGCGTTCGCCTGATCCTCCAGTTGATCCCCTTCACCAGACTCGGTTCATAAGGAGGCAACATGGCACTAAACATCATTGTTGGCCGTCCCGGCTCTGGCAAATCGTATGAAGCAGTCGCATTTCACGTGATCCCAGCCATCAAGGAAGGCCGTCGTGTGGTCACCAACCTGCCGTTGATGATGGATCATCTGATCGCCGTGTTTGGCGAGGAGGTGAGGGATCTCGTTGAGGTTCGTCAGGATGGCTTTAGTCGGGAGCACGGCGCTATCAAGGCGTTCTCTGACCCCGAGCACTTCACCCAGGAGGAGTGGCGCAACGAGCAGGGGCAAGGCCCGCTGTTTGTCATTGATGAATGTCACTTCCAATACCCCGAGCAGGGCGTAACAAGAAGGCGAGCGATGACCTCATCAACTGCCTAGAATATTTCTCCATGCACCGTCATTACGGCCACGATATTCTGTTTGACCCAGTCCCTAGGGAAGGTGCACAAGGATCTGCGTGACATGATCGAGATCCAGTTCTTGGTCAGCAAACACGCCGCTGCGGGCTCTGATAAAACCTACACCCGCAAAGTACTCGATGGTGCTGGGGCTCGCGCAACCTGCCTCTCTGAGTCTGTTCGCCGGTACGACAAGACGTTCTTCCCGTTCTACAAGTCACATACCCAAACAGAAGGCAGTGTTCAGGAGGCCAAAGCCTCCGACATTGTGCCGCTGTGGAAAAGATGGTGGTTGTGGTTGGCGGTGATCCTCATCTTCATCGGTGTCCCGATGAGCGTAAAGTCCCTGTTCAATATGCTGGGCAGTGATGACCCAGCGCCGGTATCTGTGCCGGTAGAGCAGGCAGCAGCATCACCAGCGTCTTCTGACCCAGAAGTGAAGGCGGCGGCACCAGTCATGCCGACCCCCCTGCTAAAAGCGTGCAGGAAGCCCCATTCTCCAAATTTGATATCACCATTACCGGCTGGGCGGATACATCCTATAAGGACAATACCGGTAAGTTTCATGCCCAGTTCGAGTACTACCTGGAGGCCAAGGGCAACAATGCCTATTCCTTCTCAATGA